TTAAAAAATCAAATCTTGGTTTTGGATTCCGTTCATGGAGATATGCAGCTGTAATTAATGATGGTAAAGTTGAGAAAATGTTTATTGAAGAAGGATTTCAAGACAACATTGAATCCGACCCATTTTTAGTATCTAATGCAGAAACAGTATTGGAGTATCTTGGAAACAATCCTCAATAATGTCTTTAAAACAAATTCTAACCGATAACGTTAATTCAAATGGGTTGCCTATTTTAGACGGCAACCTTTTTGATAAGACTACCAAAGAATATGGTAAGGAAGAATTTCGTCTTGCAGTCGCAGATTTCATTGCAGAAAACAGACCACCATTTCCTTTCAAGAAAATTTCATATGAAAGAATGCGTGAAATGTTTCTTGCACTGAAGGATTATGATACTAGTAAATGTATCACACCTACAGATAACTTAGAACAAGAGGTCATGGAAAAGTATGACGATTATACTTTTGACTTTCATTCTTGGGGATTAGGTTTGATAGATTGTGCATCGGTTCATTCTGATGCATCAAACTTCTTTCACCAAGAGTTAAGACTTGCGTGTGGAAGTTATGGTTTCCAACCACCAGTAAAAGTTTGGGAAGAAGGAACCTCTAAAGAAATTTGGAGATGTCTAGGGCCTATTTGGAGAGGAATCAATGGTGTACAAAAAGTACAGGTTGAAGGAAAGGAAGAACTCATGGGTGGAAAGTTGGATGAAAAGTCTTACATTTCTGCATTCAGATTGGGAACATACATTGCAACGCAGTTCAAACCACTTGTTGCAAAATCTATCTATGACAACACTAGGAGTGAAACAATACTTGATACTTCTTGTGGTTGGGGTGACAGACTATGTGGTTTTTATGCAGGGAATTACACTAAAGAGTACATAGGTTGTGACCCAAACCCTGCAACATTTGAACGTTATAAGAAACAATGTATATTTTATGAACGAATTCTTACAGGTGAAGAACCCGACATAATTGAACAGGAAGATTACTTCTCATGTATTGGGTCAAAGAAAGTTGAGATACATCGTTGTGGTGCAGAGGATATGAAATACCATCAACTTCCACCAATCGATTGTGCATTCACTTCTCCACCTTATTTTTCAACAGAGAGATACAACGAAGGTGGTGAACATGAACAAGACCAATCTTGGGCAAAGTTTAACGAGTATAATGCATGGAGAGACGATTTTTATTTACCTGTTGCTAAGAAATCGTATGATGCACTTGCAAACAACGGAGTGTTGTATATAAACATTCTTGACCCTAAGATACATGGGGTTAGATACAGGTCGGGTGATGAAGTCATTCAACATATCGGTGAAGATAGATTTGATGGACAAATCGGAATGAGAATCATGCAAAGACCTCAAGGTAAATCTGTATTCAAAGATGAGAATGGAGACTTTGATAAAGCTGCAATGGACGAGTTCATGAAGAAATACTATATTGAAAATATTTGGTGTTTCTCAAAAGGTGTTGCTCGTGATTTTTTTAAAGATGCAAGAGTGAGTACACTAGATGGATTTTTTGAATGAGTTGAGTCCTTTCGAGGCAATTCCCTGCATCGATATAGAGGCATTAAAAACAGTAGACCCTTCATTATTCTTTAATGATATGTGTTTCTATCTCAAACAACCTTCCAGTAAAAAGTTTATAGACTTCTATCAAGAGACAAGGTGTATGAGATATGGACACGAAGGATTACTTCCTTCCGAATACGTTCATGAATACCACAAGATTAAAAATGAATGGCAAAGGAAAGTTGCAACAGTAAGTGTTGGAGAAGACTTAGTCGTCATAGTATTGAAACACGTTCAAATGTTCCAACACATTTACAAACGACTTGAAGGATTACCAATTAGTGCAAGTGGTTCATTAGCAAATGAAGAATTAGTATTCGATGCATTGAGAGAGAATGTATGTAAAAAATTCTTGGGTAATGAAGAAGAATCATTATGGTTAGAAAAGAAAGGATTAGAATTAGATACTGAATTTGAAACCTATAACTATTATTCTCATGTTGATACTAACATGGAAAAAATGAATAACAGGTGGAGAACCAAAAAGGGTGTTAATAGATTACTAAAAAATCCTGAAGTCGCTTATAGAAAATTAAACAAACCTGATATTGCAGTAGAACAAATAAACAATGCATTCTTAAAATGGAAGAGGGACGTTGAAAAAACTAAGTGGTTATCCAAAGGAATGGCAGATGCAATTACCAAATATGAATATTGGAATGACCCTTCAGTTGAATACTATTTGTTTGAATATGGTTCTGTACCTGTAGGATTGATTGTGTACCTTTTAGTAAATGAGAAAATTGGGTATCAATTAGTAAACAAGTCTATTGACCATATGGTATATGAAGAAGAAGTTGATGTACCTGAAGAGGTTAGAAAAAGAATTGGTGCGTATATGCACTATGTAACAATGAAAGATTTACAGGAACGAGAAGTCGTGGATACATTTGCAGGTGGAGCTATGGGGACTAGAAAAGCGTCTTTAGGAATCCACAAAGCAATTATGAACGATAGTTCATTTGGAGTTAGAATTTATGAGTGAAGTAATATATAAAGAAATAGTAAATGGTGTTGAGATTGCAGTTAGAGAAACTCAACAGTGTGTAATTTTAGAGTTCAACGGTGAGTTGAATCAAACTTCACTGAAGAAGAAATATCCTCATGAACTACAAAAGACTTACGCTAAAGAAATAGTTCAAGTGTTAAATTACAATGACCTTCCTAGTACACCTACAGTTTCGCAACGTGCATTAGTTTTAGGAACTGGTGGTGGAGTTATCCCGTCTTACTTACATAGAAATACACAAATGAATATCACTAGTGTTGATATATTTGACCTGAGACATATAGGTGAAACTTATTTCCATATGCCTAATGACGATAGAATTACTTGTGTTGTTGGTGATGCATTTGAGTTCGTAGAAACCTGCACCACGCAGTACGATTACATTTTTGTTGATATATTTGGGCCAAGTGGAACACCTGAACAGTTCAGGTCAACAGAATTTTATGATAACCTAAATAAGATTAACAAGGGTCATATTGCCTTCAATGCATTTGTAACCCAAAGAAATTATGAACATTACATTAAAGGATTAAAACATTCATTCAGTAATGTATTTGAACAATATAAGAGATTAGGACGATATAGTAAAAACCATATCGCATTTTGCCATGACGGATGAACTATTTAATGACGGGGTCTACAGAGTAGTAGAGAACCCCGATGATAAAACTGCAGGTATAGAATTGCAGGGTGGTGAATGGGATGGTCTAGTGTATCAGTACGGCGAAGTGCAAATGGAAGACGACAAACCTCATCTTAACTTCCAAAGAACAATTAGAAGAGTTCCTAATGGAGTAGAACCTAGTGAAGAATACCTAGAAGAATTACTAAATAATGAGGAATTAAACAAACTGATGGGAGACATTTTGGTCGAACTCATCGAACATCAAGTGGAAAAGGAAAAAAATGAACAAAGAGATATTAAAGGAACAGATAAAGAGACATGAAGGAGAAGTCCTTGAGGTCTACGAAGACTCACTAGGATATTTAACCTTTGGAGTTGGACATCTAATTAAAGATAGTGATGACGAACATGGATTACCAGTAGGTACACCAGTCTCACAAGAAAGAGTAGACGCTGTCTATGAATATGATTTTGACAAACACGTTGAAGAAACAATTCATGTGTTTGAATCAAAAGGTGGTTCAGACTTTTATGACCTACCCGAAGAAATTCAACATTGTTTAGTCAATATGACATTCAATCTAGGTGGAACTCGTTTCGGAAAATTCAACAATATGTGGAGTGCAGTTGTTGAAGGTGATTGGAAAAGAATGGCAGTTGAAATGGAAGACTCACGTTGGTTTAAACAAGTTGGTAGACGTTCTATCGAATTACAAGAATCAGTATTAAGTGTTTAGTACTACAGACATAAAGGCAATAAAACTTTTAGGTGGTGAAGTTATCATGGGATATGTAACTGAAACCCTTTTTAGTAATACCGTTCTAATACAAGATGCACAATTATGTGTGCAACAAGTAATTGAAGATAGAATGGAAATTAATCTTGCGCCTTGGTTACCGTTCGCAAGAGAATATAACTACAAGATACCAAAAAAACAAATAGTGACCATTTTCAAGGTCAGACCAAATCTTGAAACTAATTATAAAGTCGCAACAGGAAATTAATATGGCAGATTTACTAAGAGCATTACAAAAAAAATATGAAGGCGATATTGCAGTTCACACTGCAAACATTCAAGTTTATAACGAGAAACCAGCTGGTATAGGGGAACACCCTGATGTAGTTGGTGCAATGGATATGGAAGTTGCAAAACTAGCAGATGCACAAGACAAACTGAACGCAGTAAAAGGATTACTACACCCAACAAGAAGCACATTGACAGAATAGACTTCATTTGATATAATTATATTATGGATTTCTATACTAATGTATGTCGTACTCGTGACAAAATACTCGTAAAGGGTTATCAAGGTAAAAAACAACATATGATGAAGGTCGCATACAGACCTAATCATTATGTTCTTTCCAAAAAGGGTGACACAGCATTCCGTTCTCTTGACGGAAGACCTCTAGAACCAGTTAATCTTGACACTATGGGTGGTGCAAGAAAATTCCGTGAACAATATAACCAAGTCGATGGATTTGAAATACATGGATACGACAAGTATATCTACACCTATATCGCAGAAAAGTTTCAAGGTGATATTGAATGGAACTATAATCAAATCAAAATCGCAACACTCGACATTGAGTGTGAGTCAGAAAACGGATTCCCCGAACCAACTCTCGCAGAAGAGAAAGTCAACGCAATCACAATCAAACCATTTAGACATAACGCACATACCTTTGGTATCGGCCCATGGCATGATTGTCCTGCAGATGTTATCTACCATGAATGTCAGAACGAGGCATTCCTACTTGAAGCATTTATCAAATACTGGCGTAAAGAAAGTTTTGACGTAATCACTGGTTGGAATGTTGATGCATTCGATATGACTTATCTTTGTAATCGTGTTGATAAGTTATTTGGAGAGGGTTCACATAAAAAGTTTTCGCCTTGGAATATGTCAGACGTAAGAGATTACACAAACAATTATGGTAATAAAGTCATGGTGTTCAATCTGTACGGAATCAATGTAATCGATTACATGGCACTATACAAACAAAGAACATTTGTTAATCAGGAATCTTATTCTCTTGACCACATTTCACATATTGAATTAAATAAACAAAAGATTGACTATTCTGAATATGGAAACTTACATACACTTTACAAGAATAACTATCCCCTATATCTAGAATATAACGTTAAAGACGTTACACTTGTTGAAGACCTAGAAGATAAACTTGGTCTATTGGAATTGACCTTGACTATGGCTTACAATGCGAAGTGTAATTATTCAGATACTTTTGGAATGGTAAAATACTGGGAAACCATTATTTACAATTTCTTAAAAGAACAAGGTATTCAAACACCACCACAAAAACTTGAGAAGACAAAACATCATTCTATTGTTGGTGCGTACGTTAAAGAACCTATCGTTGGAAAACACGATTGGGTTGTATCATTTGACTTGAACTCATTGTATCCACATATTATTATGCAGTACAATATCAGTCCTGAGAAAATGATTAAAGGAGACTTAATGACTCTTAACATTGATAAGTTACTGGATAGAGAACATGACTTATCAGAACTTGTAGAAAAGAATCAAACTGTTACACCTAACGGAGTGAAGTTCTCAAGAGATAGACAAGGATTCCTTCCTGAGCTCATGGAGAAATTCTATGATGAAAGAAAAGAGTGGAAGAAGAAAATGATTGACTA